AGACCTGGAGCGGAACGCGTGGGAGCAGTTTTTGGCTGCCGAAACAGTTAACCGCCAGACCAATGATAGGCTAGACGCCACGGACTACTGTGACCACCCGGAATGGTGGCACCGGTTCGTGAAGCGTGTCGACCGAATCATGGGCCCCATGAACGCTGAGGTTATTGGAGAGATCCAACTACTCTGCAAACATGGGCCTGGTACGGTTGCTGGGGTGAGTGGGGAAATGGTCGCATCGAAAAAATACGACTGTTCTCCAACAATAAGTACAGAGCTGCTACCGTTCGCCGAGTCCCTCCTACCTATGGCGTGGTTTGATTACGCGTCTAGTGGGAAGGGGTTTATCCCGGTGGATTACGGCACGTTCTTTACTGTTCCCAAATCGGCTAAGGCCAGACGCGGATGTTTGTACGGACCCAATGTCAACCAGTGGTTGACTATGGGCATCGGCAGGTATCTGAAGAAGCGCCTCCGCAAGTTTGGTGTGGACCTGAGTGATCAGGGCAGGAATCAGGGCTTAGCTAAATGGGCACGAAGATGGCACCTTGCCACTATCGACCTATCGCAGGCCTCGAATCTCCTTGCAAAGAAGGTCCCGCAGTTCGCATGCGACTACGGGTGGTTTAGGTTGATGGATCTGGCTCGAGACAGCAATGTCAAAGGACCGGATAAAGCAATACGGCCGCTCGAGATGTTTTGTGCGATGGGTAATGGTTTTACATTTCCGCTGGAAACGATCCTGTTTCTATCGGTGGTGCAGGCCATCGTCCCGCGAGACCTTTGGACCGTGTGCACCGCGTACGGGGATGACATCATTGTCCCCCAGGAATACGCAGCGCAGGTCATCACGGCACTGGAATATCTCGGTTTCAGTGTGAACACACGTAAAAGCTTCCTGGCAGGTCGCTTTTATGAATCGTGCGGGACAGACTGGTTTGATGACCAAAACGTCCGCCCATTCTTTCTTCGGAAGGACCCTAAGAGCCAAATCCCCTATGAAGTCCTAGCAGCTAACCAGCTGCGTTTATGGACGGCTAAGAGGGCGACTCTAAGGGGCTGCTGTGATATTCGGTTTAAACCCATCTGGGAATCCCTAGTGGCTTCAGCCCCACGCGAGTGGCGCTGCCTCAGGGTACCTCCCGACATGGGCGACACCGGGTTTATCAGCAGTTGTACAGAAGGCGCCCACATGACGCGACTCCCCCAACTAAGGGATGAGAGGCACCAGTGGGTTGATTCTGGCTGGGAAGGTTTCGATGTGAGAGCTGTCGCCTTTAAACCGGTCGAAGTTGACCGGCGATCGGGCGGCGTGTTGCTATCGGGACTCGCACGTCTTTCGCAAGATCCTGAGACAGACCTTGAAAAGCTTGACGAGTACATCTATCGTCTGAGCCAGACTGGGTGGGTTGGGGATGTTTTACCTCCTGACCTTATGTCGATGGTGAGCACGCGTGGGCGCGAGCCCGTGCGTGGCCTTTATCGGATTGCGAGAGCGAGATGGGTCTGGTCACGCGAGTGGCCGGACTGGTTGGTTTGGGGCTAGCCGAAAGGCTAGGTTAATTACCCCGCCACCTGGTGCTCTGCACCTGGGTACGCGACACTTGTTCGCATTCTAGGGAAGCTGCC